TTTACAAGAAAAGGTCGATACTTAAGTTTCTTTTTTGTCGATGGTACAACTAAATTGTACGTCGTCGTTTCTAATACTGGTAATGGCATAATCTATATTAATCTATTAAGCACGCCTCCAATTACATTTTTAACACCACCGATGGAGGAGGCGATAGATCCTTCGGTTTCATAGTCTTCATATGTCAGTGTGACATTCAATTTTTGTGTTTCGGTAGAAGAGTTATTTAGTTCAATTGTATTAACTGTTACCGGAAAGGCGTTCTTTAACTTTACACCGTACACCGGAACATTCTGTTGATTTAACTGTTGTATAGTTACATCACTTACAAATTCGTTTTTATATGCTACCTGATAAGTTTCGGGGTCAATGATAAGATCTAACCAACGATCAAATACCTTTTTCATGTGGTAGTCATTGGTCAAGTGAAATACAAAGTTCACATCTTCATTAAAGTATCCTTGTGGTTCCTTCACAGACTGACGATAGTTTCTGTTTTGATGCTCCAAAGTTTGTATCTGTCGCCCAGGCAAAGAACAACTCTCACATAAAATAGCGATGTCTCTTGGATCGTTTACGAGTTGTCCTGCTCCAAAGTTGCCACTCAAAAGATTACTCGCGACATTCTGCAAGTCTAAGTTCAAGAGAGTTTGAGAAGGTGGCGACATGAATATCGCGAAACGGTTTGCCGGAGCCAATCCACTTCTTCGACTGATAACCGACTTGAAGTCGTCGATTGTGGTTGGACTTATGATACCTTGAACTTTGTTGACTAAAGACATTATGCTATGAGTTTACGTGATTTGTTCCAGACGGTTTGCCTCTTGTTCTTCACAAACTGATCGGTTGGCATGAAGAGTGCGGCTTCCCATTCGGTTGCCGGAACTTCTGATACTCTTGATTTGATTTGTGAGGTGAGATATCTTTTGAAACACGGCTCAAACTCTTTGAGTTTCTGAGCTCCGGACAAAAGACCATAGGATAGTTTAAATTTGGTACTTCGATTGTATTTCTTGTTGGTCATGTAATCTCTCAACTTGTCAAAGAAGATTGCACGTCTCTTTGGATCAAGATAGTGAAGATTCAATCCATAGAAACCCTTTGGTGCTTTATCAACCATAAGGATGAGTGGAAACTTATCGTAGTATGGGAGAGTTTCTTTGGTCTTTGGATCGTAGAAGTACATGAACATACGACCAGTAAGAGGTCTGTTCACTTTGATCAAATTCTCGTCTTTCAGTATCTTATTTCGATTGATTGTTGTGATACTACTAAGACGCTTTTTAAACCACTTCAACGACTCTTCGGTACGAGGTTGAACACCTGAACGAAAAGCATCTGCTTGAAGTTTGTCAAAATGAGATACGGCCATGCATCTATTTATATGATTAGGTCAACAATTTTATACCCATTCCCTTCAAAGTTTCTTCTGTCCATATCTGAAAGATGAGGCCTCGATCTGCACAATATTCTTCGGCAGCCTCCCATTTCGAGGTGTTCTTAATGTAGGTCATTACTTCGTTAAGGTAACGTTTTGTTTTTTTACGGGATTTCGGTGGTTTTGTCTCCTTCTTTGGTTTGATTTCGATCAAATACTCCTTATCCTTTGTCTTGATGTAAACATCCGGAAAGTATCTATGGCGTTTTCTATCCGTATTACATCGATATGGAATGATAATCTCTTCGCTCGACCATTGAAGAACACTTGGATTTTCATCACACCAACGAAAAACCTGTCTCTCCCACAAGGATCTAAAGATAACCTGAGTTGGATTACCTTTATACTTGTCCGGATTCTTTACTTTATATCTCCCACTATACGCCATTTTTTCTTATAAATAAGAACAGAATCTATTTATCTATGGCGAATCTATTCAATCTTTCAGGTGTCGGAAAACAAGCAAATGCGTTAGTAAGAAACGCACAATCTCAACTATCTTCAAGTGTTGGAGCGATTGGAAAAAACTTGATACCGAGCAAATCAAATCTACCATCGTTTCTTACATCTGGTCAAACGAGTGGGTTAGTTTATCCCATAGATCTTCGAGGGCAGCCAAATGTAAACATCATTGAATTTACTGCTCATCAAAAAGATGACGCAAGTGGAGTAAAACAACACCACATCTTTTTTCCTTGTCCCGCAAACATATCGATCAATGATTCCGCAACATACAACACCGTAGATCTTGGAATATTGGGTGGAGCTACAGTGAGTGCTTTACAGAACAGTGATGGATCTCTGGGGGGTATAGTTGATAATCTTAAAGGACAGATGGGTGCGGCAACCGATAATTTTAAAAGAGGAGAAATCGCAAGTGCCATTGCTCAAAGATTGATTCTTCCAGAGACTTTGAAGGCTGGTATGAATCTTCAGAACAGAAATATTGCAAATCCAAACACCAATACCACATTTAGTGGAAATGCAATACGATCCTTTACTTTTGCATTTAAGATGATTGCACAATCCGCAGAAGAGGCAGAGTTAGTTCGAAAAATTCATTCAAAATTTAGGGCATTCACATACGCTGATTCTCGATCCGATGCACAGAGTTTACTTCTAGCATTTCCTCCGACATGGACTATTAGATTCCTTGACGGAAACGGAAATGAAAATAAGTTTATACCGAAAATTTTCTCTTGTTACTTGGTATCAATTGAATCAAGTTTTAACTCGACCACAAATATGTTTCATCGGGACGGAGCTCCTTTTGAGGTAGATATTAGTGTATCTTATCAAGAAACACGAACACTTACAAGAACAGATATTGATGATCTCGAAGAAGGTAGTTTGGGATCAAATAGAGGAATTGATGAAAATGGCATTCCGAAAATCAGTGGTGGAAACATTACCCTACCAAAAGAAAAAGACCCCGAAATCCCGACATTTTAAAAAATGGCATTCTTTCAACAATTTCCAAAAATACAATACGATCTTCAGGAAACCAACGACTTTACTAAGAGAGTCGATGTCTATCGTCATGTAGATGTAGACACCTTAAGGTCGGATGATTTTTCCACTTATATTTTCTATGAGATACAGGATGGAGAAAGGCCCGACATCGTTTCACAAAAGTTATATAGAACACCCGATTACTATTGGACATTCTTTATCATCAATGATTTTCTTCAGGATGGATTCAACCAGTGGTATAAGTCATACGTAGACTTTCATCGTGGTTTAGAGCAGGAGTATGGAGATCATGGTGCTTTCATCTTCTTGCCCAATTTACCTACATCCGCAACAGACATAGCAGCATCCGCTGATAGTCCTCTCAACAGTCCTGAGAATGATTACACAAGAAACATGATGAACGGACTGGATCTGAATTATGATTATCTCCGGTTTCTTCGAGTTGATCATTCGGCCGAACCAACTGCAAAGATTGAGCGATACGACAATTTTATGTTGCAACTTATAACTCACGATGCAACCGCAACAGATTTCTATAGCACAACCGGAATATATCGATTTGCATTTACATCTACCGCAACGCAAACGCAGAAGGATACGTGGTTAGACATATACACAAGTTATCTGAAATCGATCAATGCAATCGCAGCCGATGTTGATACTCTAGTGGAAAGTGATCTATCGACATACACGTATCGACCACATCGAGCTTATGATGAGTTACTCAATGCTCCTTATCGATTCCTCTCGGGTGATTCTCCAATTGTGGACATTGGTGCTTACGATGCGATTCATCCAAATCGAGCTCTTGGAAGTATTACTAATATTCAGACTTGGTTCGAATATGAGAACGAAAAGAACGAGACGAGAAAAAAGATAAGATATGTTCGACCGGAATTCATTCAAGATTTTGTTGAAACGTATCAGAATTTAATCAACTCATAATGGCAATCATTGGAAAGAATCTTGAACTTGGTTCAAATAAGGCGAGTATTCCATCGGCCTATAAGTTAGACCATATCTTCATCACAAACTATAAAGGCGATAGACAGGATATAAAATTCCTTGCCGTCAAAATGGAGATAAGTGAGAGTCTCTATTCGCAATCTTTGATGATGAAACTCACGTTGAAAGATAGCACAAACTTTATCGAAGAGTTTCCGGTGATCGGTCAAGAAAAGATTGAAGTCATCATCAATTATAAGAAAAGAAATGGAGATCCTAAGAATCTCAAATTGAAATTTTTCATCAGTGAATATCCAACCTATGGAACAAGTGATAAACAGGTTTATGTTCAAGTCATCACTTTGGTTGGTATATCTGAGCAGTCTTACATCTCAAATCAAAAGAAGATTTCACGATCTTATGTGGACAATAGCGCCAACGTGATAGAAAAGATATTAACTGAGGATTTAAATCTACCAGAAAAAAAGTTTCGATCTTCGGGAGATTCGATTAGTTCTTCAAAGGGAATCATTTCAAACCAGAGACCGATGGATGTGATAGAGTGGTTTCGAAGACAAACCTATGCAGAAGACAGCTTCTCTCCTTTCTTCTTTTTTCAAACTCTGAATGGCAAGTATAGACTCTTCTCTCTATCTTATCTGGTGGGTGAAGACAATAAAGTTTTTGAAACATATTTCGATTCAAGGGACTTCACATTTGATGGAAATACAGATGGAGACTTTCGACAAAGAGAACAAAGAATTTTAAAAGTTACTTCCGACTTGAAACTGAATAAAAGTATTCAATCAAGAAGAGGTGCATTTGCATCACAGAATAATTACCTTGATTATTCAAACAAAACTTATACTAAGTATGAGTACAATTACTCAAATGATTTTTCGGACAAACCTTCTTTGGAAGGAAAGAAAGTCTTATCAGATAAATTTCTGATTGGCGATGACAAACTGACAGACTTCACTCGAGCTCACTGCGAATACATTTCAGTAAACTCAAAATCGTTTGAGGATAACAGTAATTACAACAATATGAGCAAAGTATCTCGTCACTTTATTAATGCATACAATGCTCTGTTCAATACATTTACACACGATATACGATTAAACGGAAACTTTAAACTCAATGCCGGAAGAAAAATACAACTAGAATTTCCAAAAGCAATCGATCCTATTGCGTATAAAGAGGTCGGGGGTAAAGACGTTGGGAATGATCATAGGAATAAGTTTCTTTCAGGTAAGTATCTGATCACCTCAGCCATTCACGAATTTTCAGATGATGAATATTACGTGAATCTTCGAGTCAAGAGGGATTCTTTTTCGGTTGACTTAGACGATTCACCAAAACAACCATAATGAATGAATATGGAGACAGTTTTGTCGGTGGCAACTTTCTTTGGTTCACCGGAGTAGTAGAGGATGTAAACGATCCTGAAGAAATGGGTCGTTATCGTGTTCGTTGTTTTGGTTATCACACTGACAATAAGGGTGACATTCCTACCGAAGATCTTCCTTGGGCGAACGTGATGATGCCTGTTACGTCGGCTTCGACATCTGGTATTGGTTATTCCGCAACTGGTCTCGTTCAAGGTTCTTGGATCATTGGTTTCTTTCGTGATGGTTCGAACGTACAGGATCCGGTTATCATGGGATCTATTCCATCGATGTTCGAAGCACGGCCGGAATACTCT